CTCGCGGCCGCCGCCAATCTGACGAAGGTCTAGGACGTAGTCGCCGTTCCTTTTCGTGATGTTGTCTAATTTCTTCCTCATGTCTCTCTCTCCTATTTGCAGCGGTGCTGACGGCACCGCTCGCGGTAGCCGTCAACAGCCTCGTCGAAAGTTGTGAAGTAGTCGCCCGACAGCGCAAGGCCGTCCTCGCGCATATACCAAGTGGCGAACGGCGTGTAGCTGTTGCCGGTTTTGCACAATGCAATCTTGGCGGTGTCGCGGCGAACTGGGCGGGCGTCGATGATTTCGTAGGTCATGCTCTCTCTCCTTGGTGCCGGGAGCCGCAGCCCCCGGCTGTGTGATTAAGAAAGTGCCGCTTTTGTTTGGATGGTCGTTTCTGTCCAAGTCGCTAACGCGACCTTGGCGACCACAAGGCAAAGCGATCTGCGAGTAGGCAGTCCGCTGTCCGCCAGTTCGTCTGCGGCGTGCGCCGCGATTTTACTGATCGATGACTGCGAATGCAGCGATCCGACCTCGAACGCGCTTTGCAGGTTGTCGGCGACTTCGGCTATTTTTTTATCGGTAACAACCATTGTCTCTCTCCTGATCTGCGGATGCCCCATCAGCGGGTCACCCTTGGTCATTATATATAGTCACTATTTATTACGCTACAAGGTCAAAAAGTAACTAAATGACCTTCTGATTAAATTCGGGGAAAAATAATTGGCAGTTGAATGCAAAAACCCCCCCGATCCTAAGATCGAGGGGTTCTAAGAACACCGCTAAGTGCTTGATATTAAATGGTGCCGGCTAGAGGATTCGAACCCCTGACCCCCTGATTACAAATCCGTGGAAGGTCTTGCCAAGCCTCGTTTAATATCAAAGGTTTAGCGTTCAAACCATTCGATCAAAAGACAAAGATGATCCTACAGGGGATTTTCAAAACTGACAAGGGAATAATTTGCAGGAATATTTTGGCAGCGCCGGTCCCTACTCAGTAGGTCGCCTCCGGCGTTATGAATTGTCAATCGGCGGCACGACATGAACGTCGCGGGTGTCGAGATCAATGTAGGCGACACGAACACCCAAAGTTTTTTGCAGGGCCGTCAGCGGGCGATGAACACGCGTTGGTATTTTTCGACCAGGGTTTACGCGACGCGCTTCTTGCTTGGCGTCCAGCAGCAGGATTTCACCGTCGTCGTTGTAGGCGACACAATCCACCGGACCCTGCGCACTGAGCGGACGGCACACATAATATCCCTGCCGCAGTAGCCACTCTGTCAGGATCGTCTCGCAGATCTGCCCCTGCTGCTGCCGGTAGTCAGGCAGCGTAGACTCCTGTCCTTATACGATCAGCAATACGGTCTGCGCGCTTGCCAACCTGCTCTGCCCACCTAGACGACAGTGCCTCGTCGGCGGCGCCTCCATAATCCTCTTCACTCAGCGCCGCAAGCATCCGCCGAAACTTCGCCAGGTTGCCGGCGCCCATGTTGAAGGCCATCTCGATCAGCGCCTCTCGGCGTGTCTGGTTCAGCAGCGACCATGTCGGCTCGCCGACCACGCGTTGCGCGGCTACCTCAAAACGCTCCAGATCATTTGCCAGCAGCATTTCGGCCTCCGCTTCGGTGATGCCCGTTCCCGGCTCGTCGGGATCCACGCACCTGCCAAAGCCGATCGTTAGCCGGCCCGTGGGGCAGCGGTACACTGTCGGGCTGAAGCCTTCGCCGAGCTTGATGCTATCGATCAGGTTCGCGCTGATCATTTGCTAACGCCCTTGGTACGTTCCCAGCTTCGCAGCCCGCCAAGTCCCAACATGCCCAGCAGGATCGGCATCATCTGCGACATATCAAGCGCCGGCAGATCGACCAGGTGGCCGGTCTGCGCCAACACGAACGACGCCATAGGCTGGAACAAATACGTCCACGCTAAAGATGCCGCGCACGTCCACCCGGTGAGCGGTCGCCAACTGGACTGAAACCAGTTGCCCTTTGCCTCTTCCTTGTTCACGTCAATCTGCGCGAGATCCACCTTGGCAAGGTGTTCCGTTAGGCTCGCCTTGATTGCGCGCTCTGCCTTCGCACGCTCTTCTTTATCTTCCGGCAAAAACCTGCCGACGATGTCGGTGACCGCGGGGAGGACGGCGCTGACCAATCCGATCATTTTGCAACCCTTTCGTTTGGCACAGGAGGATGTACGCCGTTATGGAGTTTGCGGAGACTCGCTGTTTCAGACTTGAGGTACGCGATATCCGTTTGCATCACAGCAGCGGCCATATGATCGCGGCGCAAAAGTTCCGGCGCTGACATTTGCGCCAATATATTCAAACGCTGCCCCTGTTTTTCCGCGCTCGTATCCAGCGCATCAATGCGCCGATCCAGGCCGCGAAGCCTGACCTCGGTATCGGCGAGTTGAGCGATGACGGTAGCCAGTTTTTGGCGGACAATGGCTGCTGCCGATACGACACTGACCAGCATCCCCGCCGCGGTTAGGGCCATCCGCGAATCGATCTCCATCAGCGTTTTTTCCACCACTCATATATCCGAATGCCGGTCCAGATGATGGACAACAGCGCAGCCAAGGCAGGTAGCCAATCGATCAGCGCGGCCCAGGCGACGAACAAGCTGCTCACGTCAACGGCGGTCTTCACATGATCAGTCATTAAGTGCAGCCTCCTCGCCACGCGGCGCAACAAACTCCCAGCCCTCGCCCATCCACACCAGGCACACCATGCCGTCAGTTTTCGGCGGGCTGAACGTGATGAGAAACGCGCCGGTTGCTGTAACCGACAGCTTGATCAGCCCCTCAGTCGTCAGCCCGTAGCCGCGCAGTTCGTCGCGCGGCTGGATCAGGTCGGCCTGTTCCGGCTTGAAACACGGAAGGTCGTGCGCGTGTGGGCTGCCCACAAAAAAGGCCGTCAAAATGACGACCAGCAAGAAAACGATAAATGGGCGCGCGGTCATGCTGGCGGCGTCGGCCAGACCGGGTTTTCTGGGTCAGTCGTATTGTCGGGCAGATCGCGAAGCGCTTGCCGGTAGGTAGCCCACGCCGCTTTATCGACAGGAGCGTCCGCCGATTGCGTCCAATCGGACCCAAACAGAAGACCATCGCGCCGCCACCGCAGAAGACGCCACGGTTCGTCTGCGACAATCTCGTCGTATTTGGCATTGATCTCAGCTTCCGTTGGCTTCGGCGTCGTGTCTGCCCATACGAGGTTCGCGTAATCTTCGCCCTGCCAACTAAACTTCTCTCCGGGGCGCAGTTCGCTCAGAGCTATCGCTTTAGTCACAAAATCCATAATTTTTTCCTATGCCACCGTGCAAATTGTGCCGTCGATTTCGGTGATACGCATAAACGCGTTACTCCACGATGTTGCCGGGCCGCCTTGCGCACCCGCGTTACCGTAAACGTAAAGCTGATATGTGTGAGATGACGTGTCGCCAGGTTTTATCAGCGTCTCAATGTACATGGGGTTCATGAAATTCTGTGACGAGAAATAACTTTCTGTGACATAATCGATAGAACCCGAATCAGGGGCAGAACTCTCGCTTAACTGAGAGCCGTCCTGGAAAAGTTTAATCATCGTGTACACATTTCCAGCACAATTAGGGTTGTAGCCGCGGGCGTAGCCTTGAAACAAAAGAGCGTTTCCCGCTGACGCCAATGTGTGCGTGATCGACCAGCCGGTCGGCAACACATCACCGTTGATCGTCGTAGACGAAAAATCCCCCAGGGCTTTTTGGTTCATCGAAATGGTCCGTCCGCCGCCCGCCGCGTCTTGAAACGTCGGAGCCGCGCCGGCGCCGTTCGAAGTCAGAACCTGGGATGCGCTACCCACAGCCACAGTCGCCGGGTTGCCTGACGTATCCCACGTAATCAACTCGCCGTCTGTGCCAGCCGCGAGATCAGCGACGTCTACGTTCGACAAGGCGTTGCCGGTCGCGTTTGCATCAAAAGTTTTATTGGTAAGCGTGTCAGTTGAAGCTGGCCCGATGCCGCCCAGGTTGCTCAAGGCGGCGCTGGCGGTGCTGGCGCCCGTACCGCCATCAGCGACCGCGAGGTCCGTGATGCCGGTGATCGAGCCGCCATCAATATTGATGCTTGAGAGGGCTACCGTGCCGGCCACGACGTCTGCGGTATGGCTCATCAACTCCCGCATGGCATTGTTGACATTTCCAGGCGCCATGCCCTCATCGCAATCTATGCCGCCCACGTCGGTGTTTGAGGCGGCGGTTGCCGAATAATCGTTCCAAGAATTTTTAGCCATAAGCCCTCACACAAAAAAACCCGCCAGAGGCGGGTTAAAAAAAATCAAAGCGGTTAAAGTCAGTCGCCGAAAAGCGCGTCAAATTCAGTCGTATCGACGGCGATCGCAGCGTTAAACGGTTCCAAGTCCTCATCAGTCCAAAAGTCCTGTTCGAGCATAATTTTCAGATGATCTACGTTGCGCTGGATTACTGTTTCGTCATTAACATACGCAGCAGGGTCAGCGATGACTGCGTTAATCAGATTCACTGAATCCATTGCTGCGCTGTAGTGCTGTGCAATTTCTTCAGCAGTGATTTCATTTTCCATTTGCGATCTCCTTCTTGAGAGTTTCAACTTCAGCAGACAATTCCTGCACGGCACGCACCAAAACAGGCACAAGTCTTCCATAGAACACGCTTCTAGTTTTTCAGGGTTGTTTTTGAGGACAAGATTTAGATAGTCGTCAGCACCGGCATCGATCTGTGCTTCGTCTAAATCTTGTGCAATAAAGCCAGCTTCTTGCTCACCGACTTTAGCACCATCTCGCATGTTCCAAGTGAACTTGACGGGCTTCAGCGTGTTTATGAAATCCACGCCAAGAGGCAGTTCTTCGATGTCTTTCTTGTCACGACGATCTGATAGACTAGAGATGGTCTGTACTGCACAACGCAGAGTTGTTATTGCGTAACTACCTAATGTAAACTCGTTCGATACTGTGGCAGTACTGGCTTCAGAATCATAGCCAATGCAGATATTATTAGCACCACCAGTTACGTTCTTACCTGCGAGCATGCCGACAAAAACATGGCCGTTCCCGGTTGCATTGAGCGTACCGCAGTAATAACCGAGAGCAGTATTGTTGTTCCCAGTAGTCGTGTTAGAAGAGGCTAACCTGCCAACGGCTGTATTATTAGCCCCTGTAGTAGTATTAGATAAACTAGTATGGCCGACTGCTGTATTGGCATCCCCTGATGTATTATCTTCAAGAGCATTATAACCAAGAGCAGTATTTCTATTAGTGGTGCCATCGTCGCTGGATAATGCATTTGTACCAAGACCAACTGTCTGTCCAGATGAGTTGGTTATACCATCACTTAGCCCATTGATGTCAGTAGCACCACCACCACCGGCAGCTTCCCACGTCATGCCGCCAGTATTGCCCGACCGGGCGGTCAAAATGTAGCCGTCGGACGGCGAGTTGCTCACCTTGAGGTTGTCTTCATCAACCACGTTACTCGCAATCACGGTCGCGCCGTCGGCGCTTGATGTCACCTCGCCCGAATGATCTGGGTGGGTGTAGGTGGTCGCGGCATTTTGGAACGTTGGCGCTGAAGATCCGTTACTCGTTAATACCTGCCCGGACGACCCGACCGCCGTGACGCCAATTGCGCTCGTCCCGTTGCCGAACAAAACACCATTTGCCGTCAGCGTGCTGGCGCCTGTCCCCCCATCGGCGACCGCGAGATCTGTAATTCCGGTCACAGATCCGCCGTCGATGTTGATCGACGACAGGGCGACTGTCCCTGCGACCACGTCCGCCGTGTGGCTCATCAACTCACGGACCGCGTCGTTCACGTCAGACGGATTCATCGTCTCGGACGTGTTCACGTTGCCCACGTCGGTGTTATTTGCCGCCGTCGCGGAGTAGTCGTTCCAGCTATTTTTCGCCATTTTTCCTCACAAAAAAACCCGCCGGCGGCGGGGTGTGGTGGTGCTGATAAGGTTGCTCAGAAGTCGAGCAGGTTCATGCTGGGCGTGTTTGAGCCGACGATGTTGCCCATCGTCACGGGGTTCGTGACGCCCTTTGCCACAAGCGGTGGCGCCACCTTGAGAAACTCCACCAACTTCTGCGCTTTTGATGGGTCGCCAAGTTCTTTCATAATCCTCGCGGTGGCCTCTTCGCCGCCGTCGCTCATCAAGTCGGCGATACGAGATGTGGCCGCGCGCAGTTGTTCATCCGATAGCTCCGCAACATTTTTCCGCAGCAGGCCCATAACCGCCTCTGTTATAGACGTCGGCGGCAATGCGCGCGTGGCGCCTGCGCGTAAATTAGCCACCGCCTCTTGACGCGCCGCAGTGGCGCTGTTGCCAAGAACTTGTGCGGAAGTCCGTTTTATGTCGATTTCGCGGCCCAAGTTACTGATAAACCGGTTGTACGCCTTGGTGCCAGCTTCCGTTTTCGGGAACGTCTGGCGGATCAAGCTGCGGTTCCGCTGCGTCTTCAGCAAATTATTTGCCACGCTGCCCGTCGAAATCTGGCGCTCAATGTTATCCATCAACCCCTGCATGGCGCCGATGCGAAAGGCGTCAAGTTCCGCCTTGCCCATGTTCGCGACCGCTGCGCCCAACTCGTCAATGTCGTCGGTCAAAAATTTTCTGCCGAGCTGCATTGCGTTCATCGATGCCGTCTCGCCCGCCCAGTAATTACGCGCCACCTTGTAGGTGGTATTGTTGGCGTCCATGATATCGAGCAGTTTATGTCGCACGCCCTGGATAGCGCCTTTTTGCGCCTGCCCAATACCGGCGGAGGGGACCGCCGAGAACACCACATCGTCCAGCCCCATCTTAATATAGTGCAGGAACTGCGTCTGAACGCCCGAAACCAAATCGCCAGACGCGTCCACCAATCGGCCCGCATCATCAATACTTAGGTCAGGCAGCTTGACTTGTTGATTGCCAGCAATTTCGCGAGCCTTTTCGATGGCACTCCGCATTGACGGTGTCTTGAACAATTCCGTCAACTCACGGGTCATCGGGATGATTTTTTTGTTTGCGCGATCGTAGATTTTGCCGCCCTTGATAGCGCGCGCATCCTTCATGGACTTGAACTCATCAAAGAAACGACCGCGCTTGCCAAACGCTAGTTGTAAGTCGTTGGTCATGCGGCTCAACATGCCGCTGTCGCGATCCCTCAGAAAGCCGCTGATCTTCTGCTTGCCTTCGCCTGGCAACAGGTGCGCGGCATCAAACACGCCGCGCGTATTGTCACCGAGATCTGCGAGCGCCATCGGCTTGCCGGCCTGACGGGCCTCGCGCAGAATTTTTGTTGCCTCGTCCAGCGACCCAACATCATCAACAATCGCTTGGCGAACCGCATCGTCGCCCTGGCTCAAACCCATCTTTTTTACGCTGGGTTTCGTGAATGCGCGATAGCCCGCGCCGAGAACCTTGCCAGCGCCCGCCACGGGAACAGGCAACGCGCCTGAGATCATTGCCGGGGCTTTGGCTGCGTCGAGGCGGTTTTGAAAGCCGCCCTCGGCGTTCAAAAACCCGCTCAGTCCGCCAGCCCCGGCCCCCATCATCATTTGACCACCCAGCTTGGCCTTGGCTACGGGCGGGTACAACATCGGCGCAAGTGCGCCCAGGGTGCGATAGCCAAGAGCTTTTGCAGGATTTTCTTTTTCGTAGTCTTTTAGGTTCTTGCGTTGCTCCGCTAAGTTTGCGGTGTAGCGATTAATTTCTGGTTGTTTTTGTACATTCACGCGATATTCATTGATAGCCTTGACCAGATCATCGCCTTCGCCAAACATATCCCTGATGCCCGCAATTACTTCATCAGCACCACCACCGCCCAGCAATCCGTCAAGAAAAGCGCCCAATCCCCTTTTTGAGACTGAGGGACTTTGTATTAAGCGCAACGCCTTCTCGCCACCACCGCCCGGTTTAAGCCCGACCGTCTTATCTTGCTGAATAAGCGCAGCCTCTAAAGATCGCAAGCTGCTCTCTGCTGAAACCTGGTTCATGCCGACTTACCTATTTCAGTGATGAGGGGAGTTGAGTGCCGGTGGGGGCGGCGGAGCGCAGATTTTTAACAGCTTCCGTCCAGAGAGGATCGGTTCGTGTGAGATTGCTGATCTCTCTCATGTAACGCACCCGATACTCCATCGGGTTAGTGCGCAACAAATCACCGTTCTGCGTCATAAAATCACGATCAAACTCGCCAAGTTTTTGGTCGCGAGCCGCCTTCACTTTTAATATCTCAATCATAAACCGATTACCCGCTAGGGTCTTACCGAGCGACGGATTTCCTTGGACGATGAAATCCAAATCTTTGTCGGTCGGGTTGACGCCCAACTGCTTTACCGCAGGTAATATCAATTTCATGGTTTCTGCGGCGAAGCCTTCCTTGCTCGCTATGGCGGCGTTTGTTGCCTCGCTTGTCCACCCGAAACGCTGACCAAGTCTCTGGATTTCTGTGATTGTCTCAGTACCAAACCCAGTACTAATCCCACTGTCCAAAATGCTCGAAAGCTGGTTCATGCTTGCAATCGTGCCAGACGCGCTTTGTGCATTTTCTTGCAAAGTGTTACTGCGTTTCAACGCCCAATCCACGAAACCTTCGTCCGCTTTTCTGCCGGCGTTCATATTTATGCTAGTGGTTGGCGCCGAGTAAGGCGCAATCGTCGCACCCTGTCCCCGATACTGTTCAAGCTGCGGCGTGGTCAATCGCATAGGCGTACCGTCCACGGTGACGTTGTGATACTGAGGCTTGCGATACTTGAACTGCTCCGCCATCAAGTTGCCGGCCATCTGCACGCCCGCCATCGGATTTACTTCGCCAATCGCGCTGATCAGTGGCCGGGCCGCCGCCGGCACACCTGCCAAGGCGGTCGGCACTGTGGTCTGCTCGCGAGCCAGAGGCAGCGCCCTGTCCATGTACCCCTGCCGCCATGTGTCGTAGTCGCTTCCAAAGGCACCAGGATCGTCCATTGCTGGCTGCGCCATGATGGGGTTAACCACGCCGGTCGCCCTGCGCTGCGCCGTCTGCTCGTTGACAGGCCGCGGCGCAAACATACCGCGCAGCCTTTCTTCGTCGCGCATTTTCTTCGCCAACGCACCGCGCTGGAGGGCCGTGTTCATCGAATTTTGGTACGCCGCCATCGGTCCCGCCAGGTCGAGCGGCGGCGGCGTGGGTGACAGACGCGCGGCGCCGCGATTGCCGATACTTTGCCCAAGCGCGATCAGGCCCATCAGACCAGCGTCTCGACGGTCGCCGGCGTTAAGCAGGCCGGCCCTTATCAGATCGTTATAATCCGCCATGACTAAAATAAACTCCCAATCGCATCAAACAGCCCGGCGTCGTTCGCAAACTTCCCAGCGGCACCCAACGTCGCAATGTTACCGATCGCTGAAGATGTCGGATCCGAGTACACCGGCTGCGACGACTGCCCGCCCATCGTGCCACCGCGGACGGTCGCCATGTAATTTGCAAGGCGCTGCTGCGGCTCGTTCTGCAAGAAGTTGTAGCGCGCAACCTCGTCAGCAAGCTGCTCTGCCGTCTTCTGCTCGCGTGCCAGCCCAAACGCCGCCAAGCGACCGACGTCGGTGTAGTCCTCGGCAGCCATGCCAGGAGCCATCGCCGCCGCGCCGGCACGGTTTGCAAAATCTGTTTGCGCCAAGTCGCCGATTGACCGCTGCGCGGCCAACTGGTTAGCACGCTCTGTCGCGTAATTCTGAGCGTAAACCGGCGCAAGGGCAGATGTCATGGCGGACATATTCGCGCCCGACCCTAGGCGCCCTGCCTGCGAGAACTGGCCCTGTATTTGATCAATTGCGGGCTGCAACGCGGCGCTTAAATACGGGTTGCCACTATCAAGATAGTCGCCCTGCGCGGTGCCTTGAAGCATCGCAGCGGCGGGGTTCAAGAAGCCGCCCTGCATTGCCGTGTTCACAAAATTCTGTGCGCCCGATACCAGCGGGCTGCCAGCCATCGCGCGCGCCTCACCGCGATCAAGCGCCGCCTGCGTCGTCGGGCTGAAATCTACAAAAGTCTGGCCGGGGAAATATTCGCGTGGCGTGTTGTAAACTTCCTCGGCACGCTCAAGGCCACGGGTTAAAAATGGCTGCGCATAGGAAGGTGGCGCACTTGTTGCGGTCGCGATTGACGTCTGCTTTGACCCGCCGCCAAAAAGATCACCCAAAAAACTCATCTGATTTCCTTCGTCATAATAACCCCGGCCTCGCGGTAACCGTCTAACTTGGCGCGCCAGCCGCGCCGCCCGATAATGGATATTCGTGTGATGCCGCCCTCGCGCGCGGCAGCCTCTACGTCACTGACGATATCGACGACCTCATCGAGGTCGCCGCCCGCCAGCCAAAAGTGCAACTGCGTCTCGCGCGGCAGATCGATTTCTTGTGTCACCACCGCACACCGCTCGCCAACCCACAAAGCCGCGCGCCCCTCCATGATCATTTCGACCACATCCGCCGGCTCATGCGTGTTGCCGGCGTGGTGAAGGGCCGCGACGATGTGCGGCTCCGCTTGCTGCCAATCGGCAGCAAAGTCACCCGATGACCACATAGTCAAAAGTTCGCGTGGTGCCGGCGTTAGCGTGCGTGATCGTGAAAGTATTTTTGGCGCGGGCTGACACGTACATGCCGCCAGCCGCAAGTTCCGTCGCGCCTGCGGCATTCGTCGGCATGAACAAAATCACGCTCTCCGATCCGACGATGTAGTCGGTTACCGCCGTCGTCGTGGCTGATGTCGCAAGCGTCACTGATCCGGTGTTGTTTTGCTTACCGGATAAAATATTGTTGACGACGGTCGCCACGTCACGCTCATCCGAAAACGGTGTAAGCGCGCGGAAACTTGTCGTCGCCATCAGCGCATCCCCATCATCTTCGCATCGACGTCAACGCCCTGGGCGACGTCAAAGTCGCCGGTAATGTTCATGCGTATGCGGTGGAAGGCGCCAGCCGATCTGGTTGGACAGTAGCCGTCTGCGTTCAAGCTGGTCGCGGACGTGAAGGTCGCATCATCAATCTGCCGCTGCCGAGATCCGATCGCCACCGTCACCGTCGGAGACGACCCGGTCAGGTACGGGATAACGGTGCTGATAAGGGCGCGCTTGCCTGGAGAGACGGCGAACTCGCCCGTCTCAATCGTGGCTGGCAGGCAGTCGCCCGTGAAAGACTGAACCTTCGCGTCCCGCGCGCCGGCAAAGAAAAAAGAGCCGCCCTTATAAAGCGCACTATCAAGTGAGGCCGGCAAGGCGTCAATGCTACTGGAAATATTATTAAGCTGCTCCAGCGTGTAGCCAGCGGTGAAAAGCTGCGACAACGCAGTACACGCCGATTCAACGTAGGACCAGCGATTGAGGTTGTAATTGTAAATCAGAATCTCATCGTTTTCGCCGCTTGCGCTGTTTGTGCTTGGGTACGCCCAAATGACGTTTTGGTTGATGGGATCAACCGCAGAGACGACGTTATCCGCGTTGGCAATTTTGAACCGATCTAAGAACCAGCGATTTATTTTTTCGGCACCGATCGGCGTTAGCTCGTTGCCGCGCAGCATCCAAAACCCGTCATCGGACAAGAAGAAGACCATCGCGCTGCCGACACTCGCCACGCTGCCAGGCACTGAGCAGCCGCGCTGATTGGTCAGCCGATCGACCTGGTAGATCAATGGTGCGCCGACAAAAGAGAGACGCACAATTGCACGATCAAATAGCGCAATGGCGTACTCGCCACCGATCAGCCCGGTGCAGTCGCCGGCATCAACCACGTCCTGATAATCCGACAGGCCCGTGCCTGGCGTCCAACTGGTCGCGCTATTGATACCTGACCACCAGAGGCGATAAGGCTTCTCGCCGTCCGTGCCGTCGTTCGTGTAGCCGAGCATTACCTGGTCGCGCACGGCGGCGATGTATTTTGCTTTTGGAGGCGTGCCGCCGAGATCAGCAAACGCCGAGCCGCTGGCGACAGTCGCCGTCTGCGGATTGTCGTCGTAATTGGTCGCGATTAACGTCTCGCCGAACTGCACAAACCGCCAGCGATCATCGCCAGCGGTAGAGTAACCGCCGGCCTTGCTGACGTCGGTCAACGAAGAATCTGCTGCGTTGAACTTGTACAATTTCGACGCGTTGCCGACGTAGAGCGCGGCATTACCACTGTCTGATTTACCCGCAAACATTCCAAGTATTTTCGCGTCGGCGGCACCAGATAACGGCGACAAGTCCTTGAAGCAGCGATAGCCGGTCGCTGCCGGGATGACGTTTTTTGCCTCGGTCGCGCCGGCGTTATTTAGCGCCGGCTGATCAGGGATGAACTCGCCAAAATTTATCATGCCGCGTCCGTCCAGGTTTCATTGCCGTCAGCGACCGGCGTCCAGGTTTCGTTGCCGTTGGCTACGATGCTATAGAGATAATCGGCATCGGCATTTGTTGTTATATTGATTGCGACCGCTGCGGAGTTTTTCAGCAGGATACTCGTATCCGTCGCCGCAGAAATTTGCAGTGCCGCGCTTGCCGATGAGGTAAATGTCGCGCTTGCACTAGTTGTTGCTGTAACAACCAGCGGCGCGACGGCAGTAACGCCCCGATAACGAACGGCGGCGCCGCCGGTCGTAAACGCAATTGTTGATGCAGAACTGGCAGAGCGAACACGGGTTGCTGACCCTGCCGCAGAGATTGTGAGTGCGGCTGACGCTGTCGTCGTCATCTGCGTCGATGCAATTGCTGACGTGGTGATCGAAACAGCCGACGACGCAGTTACATCGAAGACTTTATTACTGCTACTCGACGCGGTCATCGTGATCGTCGCCGCACCGTCAACTCCACGAACAAGGGTAGGCTGACCCGTTGACGTGATTGATGTCGCTGCACTCGCGCTAGTTTCAAACACTCCACGCGCGGTGGCGCTTGTCGTCAACGATGCGGAGACAGAACCGGCGCCCGCCAAGGTACTGGCGGCCACACCGGCAGCCGTTAGAGCTATCGTTGCGGCAGCGGTAGCGTCGATCAGGCCCGCAACTTGAGCAGATGCACTTAGCGTGATCGTCGCCGTGGCAGCCCCGGAGTGCAGGACAAGCGCGTCCAGTGCCTCCAAGTTGCCATAGGCGTCTAGGGCTTGAAGGTTGCCCCAGCTATCGAGTTGCTCAAGTGTCGCCATTAGGCGGCGGTTACGTCCAGGTCACCCGCGCTAATCCTCAATATGTCGCCGGTTGAAATGGTTTTTGCGCTACTCAGCGCACCGTGAATAAGCAAATTGCCGCCGCTGCTCGCGTCAAAAAGACCAAAGAAGCGAGACGGAACCCCAGCTTCCTGTCGCTGCCGGGAACTCGATGTTGCTGGTATTATCCGCAACGCCGCCGGAGGCAGCATCAAATGCAACATCGCCCTGTCGCACATAGCCGCTACCTGACAGTTCCGTGCCGGAATTGTCATCGCCAAAGCTGCCCGTGGACAGGCCAACGTAGACGCCTGTCGGCATTGTGAAGCTGGTCGTTGACAGGACGTGATCCAGAATTTTTCCTTCGAGGTAATCGCTCATTGCGCTCATTGTATTTCACCATATTGAGATTGAACTTGGAGGGGTGACCCGCCGTACTTGACGCGGTCTTCGTCGGCGTTTACCGCCGCGATCGTGCGAGTGAACAGCGCGTCGTGCTGCGCTTGGCGCTGCTCGTCCATCAGGTAGCCGAATGCCTCGGCAAGCGTGCCGTGCAGGTACAGATCGGGGTGACGGGAGAGAATTGTGTTTGATGTGTTGGCGTCACTCAGTGCGGACACGCTGCCGACGTAGGCTATTTCCGCCTGATATCCACTGTCGGGCGTCGGGCGAAAATACAATTCACCGCCGACCACACTGTAGTATCTCGGCTTGCCAGTGCCTGTGCCGGGGAAGTTCTCGTCTGCCGCCGCCGGCGACTGATACTGTAAGACGGTGATCGGGTTTGTGTTCAGTCGAACGCTGCGTATTTGACGCGCGTCTGCCGGCAAAGTGACATAAGCGTCACCGGCTGTCATCGTGCTGACCACGCGCTTTTCCTGGCTCTGCGTCTCCAACTCGCGGCTCATGCGCGCCTCGGCGAGTGCAATGAACTCTGGCGAGCGACCCGCCAAGTCAGTTCGCGCGAGCCAGTTATCGACTGCCGTTTGGAGTTCCGCATAGGTGGTAATTGCCATTAGACTGAGCCGCCGCTTGACCTAAAAAATCTGTTTTCGGAATCGTTGAGCCAACGCTTCCACGCCTTCGGGTTCTGGTGTGGCTCGCCTAGCTTCTTGATCAAATCGTAGTAGAGGCTGGCCGGAATCTCGGCGACTTTCTGCTGGTGGCGTTGGGTATTGCCGAGCAGGTTGCCGTACTTCCAATCGTTCGCCCGGCGCTTGTTATGCTCCAGGATGTGATCGACTTTTTGTTCGGTGACGACGTGTGTGTCGTCGCCAGAAAATTCCATGTAGGTTTTTTTGCCGGCTGCTTTGTCTTCGCTGATCGGAAGTTTCATATTTTCCCCATGCAAAAAGGGCCAGCACCCGGAGGTGCTGACCCTTGATCACTTGAAGGGGCAAAGCCCCTCCGTTACGCGTTACGAGGTAGAGAGATCGAAAACCGCGCCATGCGCCTTCGGAGCGCGCATGATGAGGCAATACTCGGACACGATCGCAAAGCGAGTGGCGTCACCGACAGGTGCGACATCGCTAACCGAATACATGCGACCCGGCAGGTGACCGATCGAGTAGTGATCGGGATCCATCAGGTAGATTTCCGAGTTGGGCGCCGCGCGGTCAATCACGACGTTAAGCTGGCCGAAATCGGTCAGAAAAATGCTGACCGAGCCGACGATGACGGCGTCTACTGGATTGCCAGCCGTCATGTGAAGCTGGTTCGTCACTGCGCTGCCGGATGACAGATCAGAAAACGCGACCTTGTTTTTCGGCGACACGACCATCATGGATGGCTTGCCGCCGTCCGTGTACGCAAGCTCCATTGCGTTATCGATAAGAGCGAGGGAGAGAGCGCGGTCGTTGCCGGAAAGTGTGGCAGCGTCAGCACCCGTGCCAGCGGAAACAGCCGACGTGGTTCCAGCGGTCGAGAAATCGACGTTGGTAATCCACGAGGTCAGCTTGCCGGTCTTGCGCGGCTCAGAGGCCGAGCGAGCCTCGTTCTTGTACATCGACTTATTGATGTCACGGCGCTGTTCGATTGCCTTGGTCACCTTCACGTAGGCCGTCTCTTTTTCTCGACCCGCTTTATCAATTGTATCCAAGGTATTTGAGACACTCGCCGCCTGCACAGCTATCTGATGATAATTGCCCAGCCTAATCGTGGGATTGGGGTTCGTATAGCTGAAGTCCGCTCCTTCCGACGCCGAGTTCGTATCGACGGCGGCGGCAAGTTCTGACACTTGCCATTCGTGGAAAATGCCTTTGGTCGTTTCGACCTTGGCATTGCTGACCAGCGGCGTTTCGTCAGGATCGATCCGAGATATTACGTTGCTCAGATCCTCCCGCTCGCCTACGGCGTTTGAAGTAAGATATGTTGCCATGATTGGCTCCTATTTTTCCAAGAGATAATTCACCGCAGCGTCCATCGCGTTTCTGCCCTTCTGCTGCGATATGTTAGCGAGAGCTTTCTGCTTTCGCCGTTGGGTGGTTTGCTTACTGCTCTTGGGCTGTCCGCTCTTGGTCATTTTGGGAGCCTTAGATGCTCGCTTTTGCGCTGCCGGTTTCGTCTTCATTAGTTCGTCGTACAAGTACGCCTTCCTGATCATCGAAACCGCGCGTGCGTCGGATACCTGGGCGAGTTCGACGTCGCTGTATCCTTGCCGCTGCGCATAAGTGACGACCGCCGCCTTTTCTTTGGCCGCGACTTCTTCATCTAACCACTCAGGAATAAGCTCGTTCATCCGGTCGCGCTCTTGTGCGAGACGCTGCTGCGCCTGCGCTTGCAAGTGTGCGGCCTGTTCCTGCTGAACGCGCTGTTGCTCCGCTTGTATCTGCTCCATTGCTTCCTTTCGGTCGCGAGCAAGATCACGCTGTCGCGTGTATTCAAGCGGATCGGCTTCGTAGAGTTCGTTCCAGTATTCCTGTGTCGGCTCCTGCTGACTGAGCGCCTGCTCAACTACAGCAAGCTGGTCGGCGTAGCGTTGCCGCTCGCCTTGCACGGCTGCCAGTTCCGCTTCCGCAGCCTTACGCTGCTCCGCGACCTGCTGGGTCTTCCGCGTGTAGTCTGCGTTCCGCATGTACGAATTTTTCAACTCGTCCAGCGTAACTTCAGCCTCATCGTCGCCAGCTTTGACGCGATAACGCTGTTCTTCGACTACGGGTGCTTCGTCCGCTTCGTCCTCGTACTCGGGTTCGTCGTCATCGACTTCCTCGTACTCGGGTTCGTCGGCTTCAGCTTCGACCTCTACCTCATCGGCTTCGGCGTCTGCCGGCTCTTCGACCGGCGGCTCTTCGCTTACCTCTGGCGTGTCCTCTTCAGGAGCCTCGGCTTGCAAGAGTAGGTCCACCGCAGATGCAGTGGACAGCAATGAAGTCCCATCGTCCTGGGGTGCTTCAGTCATAATATTTTATCCTAGTGGTGTGTGACTGCCTTGCGGCTTGGTCATCGCGCCAGTTGGCGTGATTTAGTGGACGGGCTTGCCTCTGGCCGCCTCGTCAATTTCGTGGCCGGCCATCTCGCCGGTCTGCATCGTTCCCACGATGTGATCGTAGATGTCTTCCAGCACGTTGATTGCGACGTAGAGCCGCTCTCGCTCATCACTCTGATTGATTTGCGTGTCTGCCCACTGGGTCGCGTAACGCGATCGCAGTGTATCAATGGCCTCGGTAAATATGGGATTGCGGAGAAGTTCTGCGGCCTTGCTGCCGCGATCCATCTCCTCGCGCAACTTGCCCTCGTCGCTCATCAGTTGCGCGGAATGTTGGTTGAGATGTTCGCGCCCGACGATGCCTCAATACCGCGAAGCTGCGCCTCGTAGGCCATCTCCTGCTGGCGCATCTCAAACTTCATCTGCATTTCCTGCATCTGCATTTCGCGCTTCAGTTGGAGTTCAGCCATCATCTTTTCGCGATCGAGCGCGATCTCGGCTTCTATTTTTGCTCTCTCGACCTGTAGCTTTTCGCGCTCAATCTCGGCCAGCGGATTTTCCTGACCCTGCGCGGCCTGCATCTTCTGCTGGATTTTCTGTTGAAGTTCCGGCGGCAGGTTGTCTGGGTCGAGGAAAAACTCGTCGGCAGATTTTATGCCGCCAGCCTCAAGCATCTTCGCCAGGGTGGCGCGATACTGCCCCATCGTGCAGAGCGGGTTATCAAGGCCCATCTGCGTCAGCACCTGCTCCTGCTTGGCGGCAATCATTGCGTAGGACGCCTGACGCTTCTGCGCATCGCCCCGGCCCAGCCCGACGTTGACCGACACGTCAAACTCTGTGTCGAACATTTGCGGGTTCATCGGGACGAACTGGTTACGCAGTCGGATAATCCGCTCGCCCTGCTGATGCTCCTGCACCAGCTTGAGGATGCACTTCATCAGGCGCTTTACGCCGGTTTCGGCAAAGACCCTAGCAATCATCTCGACCTTCGCCTGGGCGGCGCTCACCGTCGCGTTCACCGCCGCTGCGGTGCTGGACTGCAACGCGTCAGCGTCGAGGCCCATCGATGCCTTGCTCATGCCGGTACGCATCTCGCGCACGTTGTCCATGTACGAGAGCAGCGGGAACGCTGCGTCTGCCACACTCGGCGGCGTGATCGGCTGAACCATGCCCGGCGCGCGCATACGCACGATGCCGCCGGGACGGTTCGCGATCAGGTCGTCCATGTTGACCTGACCCTCAACCGCGCCCACGCGCGCGTTGTTCATCAGGTAGATGTTGTCGAGTAGCTGGCGCAAAATCGCGGTCTTGCTCGACTGAAGATCAGTCAGCAGTTCCGCGACACCGCGACCGACCATGCGGTGCGGCATGAGGATCGGGCTGATAATCGAAAACGGGAACATATAGAAATTCTCGTTCTCAACGATTTCGTAAGCGGGGCCGATCGCGACCACGCGGCGGATCTGGCTCTTGCCGTCGTTGTTGTAGTCGGTGCGAATGTACGCCTCGGTGACTAGAACGTCCTGCTCGCTGATGTCGCTGGTGGTGTTCTGCGCCTGGCTTTCCAAATCTTCAAAGCGCGCCTGCTTTTCGTTCAGCGTGTCGATCTCGGTGTAGCCAGCGTTGGCTTCCACAACCTCACGGTCGTAGCCCATCTCCAGCAACTCGGTGACCGTCATCTGCGTGCGGTGCGCGACGAAGCGGCAGTCGTCCAGGCTCTTAGCGCGCTGGCTGAACAAGAACTCTTCGGGCGGCACGTTCTCAATCTTCACGCGACCGTCGCGCTTTGTCCTTTGGATCGTCACGTCGTAGGCCATCGGCGGCGGCATGATGCTGCCGTCGGGCGCCTCGATCGGCGTGCCAACCTCACGCGCTTCCTGCGCGGTGACTTCGATCTCGTCGTCCATTAGCAGGGCGGTCAGTTCGTCGTCGGTCAGGTCGGTGTAGTTTTCCTCGACCGTCTCTTCAGTCTCCAGCCAGAAATGCTTCACGATCCCAGCCTTGAAAATGAGCGCGTCCTTGAAAAAATCGTGCATAATCTGGAAGCCGTCGTTGTCGGCGTTCAAGATGAAATTCACGTACTCTGTCGCCTGCGCGGCGGCCTGCACGTCTTCCGGCCCACGCGGCTCAAAGCGCACAAAGTCGTCTGTCTCGGCAAAGACCTTGATCAGTTGCGGCATGATCATCTCGACCATGTCGCTGACCTCGGTCTGCACCACCTGGCTGCGGCCATCGACCTCGTTGCCGAGCGGCTCGCCCAGGTAGTAGCTCATCGCCTGGATACGGTCGGCCGCGAACTCGCTGTCGTGGTAATTTACAGCTTGCTCGATCTCGCCGCGTATCAGCGATTGAAACTCGATTTTGTCCATATTTGTGCTTTTTTGCAGAATTTATAGGGTGTAGAATCAGACGATGTCTGACGAAGTATTCGCATACGCTGAATTAGAACTAGCCGGCACGAAGGCGCTGGCAGACTTTGGCGTGTCTTTTTTCAGTGAATTGCCTGACGCAAAACAAGGCGACCTGCTTGCATTGCAGGAACGTGTGCTGAAAAAACACAACTTGCAGAAAGACGATTTTTTCGCGGACAGCCCCTTCATTGCGCTAGACTAGTTGCCTAGAAAATTCATCACGCCATCTAACCATTCTTGGTTAGTAGGCTGTAGGACTGCTTTCATCTGAAACGCCCGATTGTCACCTGCTGGCGCCACACCCAAGCTGCGGCGCTGCTGGTAAAATTCTGGAAACAAAAGACTGCGCGGGACCGCTTCCTCAAACCCACCTACATAGCCGCCCTTCAAATCTGTGTCGTATGTACCGTGTGGCATAAGCAAACCAGATGTTGGTCGCGTAGTTCCAGCGTCGTCAATTCGAGCAATTGACTGTCCGCCATACTGTTCAACGCCGGCTGGTATGTCTCGCAGTGCTGGATCTTGGATAGCAAAACGCGCTTCCGTTACATTCGGGAAGCCTTTATTACGCCATTCGGCTTTGTCCATAAAATCAAAAAAAGCAGCGCGGCGCGTGCCAGATTTATCAAGCCATTCGTCAAGTTTCGGCGAGTCAATTCCAGGGAAATCATCACGAAGCCGTGTTTCGTATGCCTTTGCTGATCTAAACCGTTTGTTGAAATCCTTGATGTCTTTTTTTAGCAAGTCGGACGGCTCAAAATTACGCATCGCTACTTGGCGGGTCATGTTTGCAAAATCTGAGCCGGTGCCGCTCATCGGCATATATGTGCCAAACACCGGACGACCCTCTGCCGATCGTGTCTTTTTTGCCAACGAATTTACAACTCGTTCGTCCGATGCCCAAGCCCCGGTATCCTTACCGCGCATATAGCCCATCCCGCCATCTAGCGTGATTGGCCGATCAAGATCACGCCCGCCAATGCGGGTTAACTCCCCAACGTTCGTTCTGTCCCCAACCAAGTTGAGCAGGTAACCGTCTCTTGGCAAATCTTCTGGCGACACAATTCTTGGCGGCACATAGGCCCGCGTTGGCTTAACCGTAATTTGCTCATCCAACTGCTTTGGCAAGTCCGGGTCGATTTTGTAGTTTGAATAGGGTGCATCGTAGAGCAACCGACGCCCGCCAGATTTTGCCGCCTTTGCAAGTGGTGGCCCTATAACGGGAACCGCACCCAGTGCGGTCGCGCCAGTGAGCAAACCGCCTTCAAGGTAGTTACCCTGATTAAAGGCATCTCGCGCATCAGAAGCACCCAAGCCGCCGCCAACAAACGGGACATAGTCCAATAGCCCCGTGAATTTCTTAGCGCGGCGGGCGCCTTGTCTACCCCCGCCTAGTAGACCACCCAAGCCTATTTCTATCTGCTCGCGATAACCTGGCTCGCGGCTGTACAACTCAGCCATTAGGATTTCTTTTTTCGTTTTTTCGCGGTCTTCGCAGCGGCCTTAAACGCCTTTGCGGTTGGCGCACCCTTCGTTCCGGGCTTGCGCATCTTCTCGTTGCTGCCCGCCTTGATGCGGCGCTTTTTGGCCGCAATGTTCGAGTATAATCCAGGCTTCGCCATTACCACTTCACCTTGTGCGACCAGTAGCGGGCCGACAGCTTGTCGGGGTTGGAATCCTGCGCGTTGTGCCGCGCGTAGTACGATTTTTTCCGCGCCTTATCGGCGGCGGTCTTGGGCTTCTTGCCCGCGCCGCTGACGCCCTGCTGACCAAAGCGAACCAGCTTTACCTGGTCGCCCTTTTTGGCAAGGACCGCGTGGCTCTTCGTCTTGTGACCGGGCGTGCGTTTCGGGACGTTGTAATTTTTGAACGTCTCGGAGCCACGCTTTACCGTCATTTTTTCTTGACGACCTTCTTGCCCGACTTCTTCGCCGCGGCCTTGGCCTTTGCCATGCCCTTCGCGGTGTAGGCGTACTTTTTGTTTCCAACTTTAGGCATCAGAAAACATCTTTCTGTTGTTGGGATTGAAAATTTTATTACCAGTCACTGTTGTCACCGAAGCCACCGTCATCGCTGTCAGAATAATCGCCTGAACTGTAGTCACCGTAGCCGCCGCTTTCGTCGCCCTCGTCAACGCCGTAGCCATCGTAACCGTCCGCCAAGTCGGATACCGCATCCGACCAACTTGCCGTGCCGGGGCCGTCAAAAGCGGCTCCAAAATTGTCAAACGCGGCTGTGGTTACCGCGTCATTAAATGCACCTGCATCAACACCGCCTGTGCCGTAGCCGCCCTTGCCGTCGAAGCCGCCGTAATCTCCAGATAAAAGATCACTGAGCAGGCTCAAGGGGGTTGGGATCGATACTGTGTTTCGGTTGGCTGCCATATTGCCGAAAAGCCCTAACGCGAAACCAAATGGACCTGTCGCAAACGACGCAAGGTTGCCCGCTATTGCCGCGATGTTTGCAGCCGTCGGCTCCACTGTTCCAGCCAGACCAAGCTCAGCCTCAATGTCTTCCATTGTTGGCGCGTTCGTGTCGAAACTGCGTCTTACCGGCGCTACAGGCGCCACCGGCTGCACGCCAAACGGTCCCGGCTCAATGGGCGTGTAAGGTTGCGGCGTCGGCGCGGCGTAACTCGGAATGCTTATCGGCAGCAGGCCCGTGTCCGTGTAATTGAACGGACTTGTCAGCAGCGGCTGCGGCAGAGGCTCCACGCTCACAGGCTCGCCCATGTTGAGCAGGTTGGTGTAGTAGGCCATTAGACTACGTAACTCGTATCGATATCGATGTTGCCACTCCACGCGTACTTGTTGCCGTGGACGCCCACGATCGCGTTGGAGGCAAAGGTCAGGCAGAACGCATCTGCGATGTCAGGCGAGGTGATCCCTCTTTTCTTCATCTCGTCCTTACCTTCGATTTTAATTTTGCCGGTTGACGTAAAATTGAAACGGGGCGCCGCCAGTTCTGCGACCAACGTGCTGTCGTCAGGCAGCGTGCAACTCTTTTCCTCAAACCAATCGCGCGCGCGCCCCCACAACTCGTCTCTGAGGCGCATGTACTTCTGGTTCATGCTCGCGGACTCGGCGACGTTAATTCCACGGGCCGGCAGATCCAGTTCCTGCAATCGATCGACCACGCCGGCGCCAATGCCGATCACGTCAACGCAGATCTCCTGCGGACGCTCCATGATCGGCGTGGACTCGTACTCGTTCATTATTATGCCGGCCAATTCCATCGTGGATTTGTCGCGCCAGGTCTTGATTTCCTCGACCAGCGTGCCGCCCTTGCGCTTCGCAAGCGCGCTCCTGTCGCGGCCATACCTGGCGACATCCAATCCCCAGATGACGCCGGCGGTGGGACTTTCAGTTATGTCGCGCTTGGTGGCCGCCTCGATCAGGTGAAGCGGGATAAAAGTGTCATCATCCGCCTGCGGAAACTCGCCCAGCACGCGGATGCGGAACGCATTACTCTCGTCCCCGTAACGCTTTGCCATATCCTCGATGAAGTCTTTGCTGACCAGCGGACTGTCCGCGCAAGATACTTTTTTGGTCCACCAATCATTCTTTAAGTCCGTGTGCGTGCGGTAAAAAAAGCCGCTGGTCCTTGTCGGGTTGCCCAGTAGCAGGGTCGTCGCGGCGTGGCCGCTCATGCTGCCGGCGGCAGATTCGTATACTTCTTCGGGGATGCCGCTCGCCTCGTCGGCGATTAGAAGCACGTTTTCACTGTGTACGCCCGCGAGACTTTCGGGGCGCTCTTTGCTGCTTGTCCTGGCGCTGCAAAAGGCTTCCGTTGGGCTGCTTTTCAGCACTATTCGGTCGCTGGTGGCCTCAAGCAGCTTGCTGATGGCCGGCGGCATCTCTTTCAGGCGGCGCTTCACTTCCGCGAACAGGGCATCGTATAGCTGGGACGCCGTCGGCGCGGTGACTACCACCTTCGCCGGGTATCTCGTCAGCAGATACCAGAGGATTATGCTGGCCGCGCAGCTTGATTTTCCGACACCGTGGCCGGATCTGACGCTTATTCTGCGCTCTCCGGCGGCGATGGCGTCCATAACCTCGCGCTGCCACGGTAGGGGCTGCATTTTGATGACGTGTTCGCTGAAGCCCGACGGGTCGTCGCGATAGCGTGTGAGGAAGGCGGACCAGGCTGATTTTTTTTCGCTCATTTTTTTTGGGCAGCCTGTGTGTGGTCAGATTATTTGGGCGGGGGTGATACAAATAAAACCCGCCCCACCCGACGGCTCGAAGGGGGGGTCTCGATCGATCGGCGGCGGCCTGCGGCGGGAGAGAACGCCGGGCCAGCCGCCCCGCCAGCGCGCTTGGGATCAACCCTCACGCAGGCGGAAACGGATACATAATCAGTAGGTCAGCCCAATGATATCAATGGGTTACGTGGTCTTCGTCGGGTTCTGCTGCCATTATTGGTGCGATCGGTGGTGCAGTCGGGACGTTTGCCAGGTCGGCGACGGCGTCGAGATGCTCGCGCGCGTCGTCAACCTGCACCTGGCGCTTCTCCACCAGCAGCCCGCCCAGCTTGGCGAGGCCGAGCAGCGCCTGGGTCGCGGCCGATTGCTGGCCCGCCGCGGCGGCGGACTCTGCCGCGCGCCGCAATCCGGCTGTAATTTCCTCGATGGTGATGGCGTTTTGGTCGGCCTGTTCCGCTTTTAGCTGATCTATCATTAGGGACACATTAGGGCGCTCAAGTAGGCGGCAAGCTTCAACCCGTATCGCTTCAGCCGACATGTTGCTTGCCGCATAGGATTTCCGATACGCCTCGGACGCATTGCCCTCGCACGGCCCCACATACTGCCGGGCAAACTTCTCTTGTTTGATTGTCAGCTTCGGTCGATCGGCCATGCTTTACCCATAAAAAAAGCGGCTCCGATAGAGCCGCCCATTGTTGCAAATATATCACACTTTCGAGCGTTTCGGCATTAAAATATGACGTTACGTCATTCTTATATTGATATCTGTACGCTCTGCGCGTATATAATGTATCAAGGCAGCGAGGTGCTGCCGGAAAAAAGGAGACCACCAGATGACCAATAACGACTATCGCGAGATGTACGCCGAGTACTGCACCGAAGGAAACACCCAACCCACAGAAGACGGGTTTGTAGAATTTGTAGCTTGGCGCAAACGTGTCGAATCTTTCTTCAAAAGAAAATAACAACCCGCCGGGGCTTCGACCCCGGCACTAACTGAGGAGACAGAGACATGACGACCTACACAGTGACAATCAAAAAACAATTTCCGGCATGGGACGAAAAAGAGGGTCTGGGCTACTACGGGGTCGAGGCGAAATCCAAGAGCGAGGCCATAAAAATTATCCGAGAAGAATCCCGCTGGGACGGCAACACGGGGCCGGGGCAGGGGCGCATCACATTCTCCGCAGTGGCGGAGTAATAACCAACCAGCCGGGGCTTCGGCCCCGGCACAAAACACAAGACACCCCGCGCCGATCGGCGCTACGATAAAACAAACGGAGAGACGATATGGAAACCATTGGAGACTTCATTATTTCATCCCTTACCGGAGACGATGGAAAAATCACATACGTTGTTAGCGATGCTTGTGACGGTTATGGAAATGCCACGCTACGCGGGGGCAGGGTTCTCGAAATCTTTGATACGCGGGAGAAAGCAATCAGATACGTTGGTATATGTCGCGCATTGTGATGCCGAGTGTCGGCGTATATTCCAATCAAACCAATGGGTTAGCCACCTACTGATCAAAACTGGTGGGTTGACCTGCGGAAGCCACGATCATCATCGCCGTGCAACGCCTTGCAAGCCAGCGCAACGACATGACCGATGGAGCAGGTAACCAACACAACCAAGGCGAGAATATGACCCCAGAAAACTTCAAGCACCGCCGACAAAAACTCGGCCTCTCACAAGCCGCCACGGCGCGCCTGATGCGCATGGGCGGGCGCGGCGCCCAGAACGTCCACAGATGGGAAGTCGGCCGCAGTCCGCTACCGGGCTGGGCTGCCGTGATCATGGAGATCGTCAGTACCGGCACGATCCCGAACCTCGATCAGGTCAAAAACCAAAAACGAGCCGAACGACCTGAACAATAATATCAATCACAGTACAATCTCCTCACAATCGGCCTCAGAGCGATGCACAGGCGCATCTACCACTTTCCTACACCACCCCAGCCCAGAACATCACTAAACGCTCTGCGCACCCCTCTAAGCCCGTTTAATAGCGTACCACATCTGCAACATGGCCCGCTCAAAGTCCCGCTTCACCGTCTGCGGGTGCGATCCCACGATCCGCGCCACCCGTGACCAGGCTGGCCCACGTCGCCGCCGAACGGCGCTATGCGCCACCGCCCACACCAGCCTCGCGTCGTCCGCGTCCAGCACCCGCGCCAGTTCCAGCGCACAGTCGTAGCGGAAAAGCTCAGCCGCGTCCGCTGGCCCGGGTCGAACGTCCGCATCAGAATACCCGTAAGCCAAATTCACGTCGGGCGCATAATCCGGCCACGCCACCCGATACCGTTTCCGCACCACGCCCGGCAACTTTCTCTCAGTCCCAGCCGCCTCAAAAAACAAACCTGGCATTCCTGCCACGTCGCCGACGTGCCGAAGTAGTCTCTCAGCGTCCATGACCACCTCTTACAAGGGCCAGTTCGCCAAGCCGCAAAAAAACCGCATTTATACTATATATAAATGCGGTTTTTGCGGTAGGTCTTGGCACGAACCGCAAAAACCGCAAAAAGGCTAAAGGCGGTTTTTGCGGTAGGCTAAATAATCCAGCAAACATCGTCATTTTTTCCCACAAAATCATCACCGAGTAGTGCGTCAGCCGCCCGTAAAAATGTTGTGTGCCTGTGCTTTCTCTCTCCAACCAGCAGCGTGAGTGCCT